CATGGAATTACGCAAAGCAGCAGAATATTGGGGTCAGCCAGAAGGAAAACCAGTTTTTCATCCTGGTGTAAACCGTGTAAGTGAGATGGAATACTCTGAGCAGATTGCCAGAATGAAAGAAGGACTTATTCCTAATATGAATGATTTGGGTGCGGTCCATGCAGCACAGCAAACAATAAAGGAGCATGGTTCCGATGATTGATGAAGAAGAGTACTATCTTGGAGCAAGTATTGATAATCTTGCAGACAAAGAGGATGAATTTAAAAAGAACGATCCTTTTAATAAAAACTGGGATTTTATTAAAAATTTAAACAATCTTGATCAAAATTTTAAAAGGCGCACTGCTCGTACTCTTGGCAAGGCAGTAGATCCAACTTCCGCATATTTAGATAGCGCAAATGCAGTTCAGTCTGGTACAGATAATACAAAATCAAAAGCCATAAATCCAGGAACAGCAGTTAGAAATGGTTATGGACTTTTTGATGTAATTACACCTCCTTACAACCTTTATGAATTGGCAAACTTTTACGATACATCTTTTGCAAACCATGCTGCGATTGACGCTAAAGTAGAGAATGTTGTTGGTCTTGGTTATGATTTTGTTGTTTCTTCACGTACCATGCTAAAACTTGAAAATGTTGAAGATGAAAATTCTCTTGGTCGTGCTCGTAAAAGAATTGAAAGAGCAAAAATTGAAATGCGTGATTGGTTAGAAAACCTTAACGATGACGACAGTTTTACAAAAATTATGGAAAAAATTTATGTAGATGTACAGGCAACTGGAAATGGATACATGGAAATTGGTCGTAAAGTAACAGGAGAGATTGGTTACATTGGTCATATTCCATCAACAACAATGCGTGTTCGCAGATTAAATGACGGATATGTTCAGATTATTCAGCCATCAGTTACATACTTTAGAAATTTTGGGGCAAAGAATCAAAATCCTGTAACAACAGATACGAGACCAAATGAGGTTATTCATTTTAAACAATACTCTCCATTAAATACTTATTATGGAGTTCCAGATATTATTTCAGCCCTCTCTTCACTTATTGGTGATCAACTTGCATCAAACTACAATATTGATTATTTTGAAAACAAGGCAGTGCCAAGATACATCATTACACTTAAAGGTGCTAAGTTAAGTGCAGATGCAGAAGACAAAATGTTTAGATTTTTACAAACTGGATTAAAGGGTCAGTCTCACAGAACTTTGTATATTCCGCTTCCAGGAGATACTGAAAATAGTAAGGTTGAGTTTGACATGAAGCCAATTGAAAATGGCGTTCAAGAAGGATCTTTTAAAGAATACAGACTTCAAAATAGAAATGATATTTTAGTAGCCCATCAAGTGCCATTGTCTAAATTAGGTGGGGGAGATTCTGGGTCAATTGCTAACGCACTGGCACAAGATCGTACATTTAAAGAACAGGTTTCTCGTCCAGCACAGAACGAAATATCAAAACTAATTAGCAAAATTGTTCGTGAAAAAACCGACATTCTTGAACTTAAATTTAACGAACTTACGCTTACCGATGAAATTGCTCAGTCTCAAATTCTTGAACGGTATGTTAAAACCCAAGTAATGATGCCAAATGAAGCAAGAGAGAAACTTGGATTGCCACAAATTAAAGATGGAGATATCCCATTTGAAATGAGTCCAAGACAAGAAACAGATGCTAGAGCAAACTTAGCAGGGAATAGAGAAAGAGATTCACAAAGAGCAAACAATAATTCTGATAGCCCATCCACAATTTCTGGAAGAAATGCACAAGGCGAAGGCAGATCTTCTAATTAATAAAAAGTATTAAAATAGTTGGTATAATAGTAAGGATATGGATATCATTAATAAAGCGCATTGGAAATCGGATGGCAACAATCTTAGATTGTCTATGCCAATCTCAAAGATTGATCAAGAGCGCAGAATTGTTTCGGGATTTGCAACTCTTGATAATTTAGACAAACAAAATGACATTGTAACAAGCGATGCAAGCATAAAAGCATTTGCTGCTTTTAAAGGAAATATAAGAGAAATGCATCAACCATCTGCAGTTGGCAAGATGGTTTCATTTAAAGAAGATAAGTACTTTGATGCCGACTCAAAAAAGTTTTACTCAGGAGTTTTTGTTTCTGCTTACGTTTCAAAAGGAGCGCAAAACACTTGGGAAAAGGTTTTAGACGGTACCCTTTCTGGATTTTCAATCGGTGGAATTATGAATAAATGGGATGATGGATATGATGAAAAGGTAGATCGCCCAATTAGAATTATTAAAGATTATGATTTATTTGAACTATCCCTTGTCGATAGTCCAGCAAATCAATTTGCTAGTGTTGTATCAATTGAAAAAGTTGACGGCGTAAACATTATGAAAGGCGATATTGCCGATTTAGCCGTAGAAAATGTTTTTTGGGATAAAGAATCTGGACTAATTATGATTTCAGATAATGATTTTGAATTAAGTCCTACAAGTGGAAGTCAGATGAAAAATATAGGTTTTGTTGAAAAGTCTGATACAGACAAAGATAAAATGATAAAGTTCTTAGTTGATAGTGCAAAAGGCATTAGTGCAATTAAGATGCAAAAGGAGGTAAGTCCTATGACAGAAGAGACAACAAACGTTGTTGATAATGTTGAGGTCGTACCAGAGGCAACTGAGACAGTTGTAACTAAAAGCGTAAATGCTGAAGTTGCAGAAACTGTTGCAGTTGAAACAAATGAGGCAGTTGTTGAAACTGAGATTGTTAAATCAGAAGAAGTTGTCGAGACTGTTGAAAAAACAGAAGAGATCGCTAAATCTGATGACACTGCAGTTGAAGCAATTGCTGAAATCAAGAATACTCTTGCTAATGCCTTTGGCGATCTAACAGCAATGGTTAAATCATTAAATGAAGAGACTGTATTAAGCCTACAGGCTCAAATTGCTGATCTAAGTAAGTCAATCCAAAACATTTCCGGTGAGGTTAAAGAAGTTAAGGATTCTTACAATGAATTTGGAAAGAGAGTGGATGCTGTAGAGCAAGACACCGCTTTCCGCAAGTCTGGCGATCTCGGTGAGATTGTTCAGGAACCAGAGATGGTTCAAAAATCAATATGGGGCGGACGGTTCCTCACAGACTCCGACCTGTTTAAGTAGAAATTCACTTGGAGGTGAACAATATGTCAGAAGAAATCATTAAAAATCAACCAGGAGTTTCCGTACCAGGCGCTTATAACGCTGAGGGTGGATTTGCCTCCGGTGGAATTGGTGGAGTATCAACTCCAGCATCAGGAATCTTAGGAAATATTCCTACGGCTCTTTCTGGAATCACATCCGGACCAAACGCTGTAAATCCTTCGGGTGCAGCAGGTAGTGGAATTCTACGACCTGAACAGGCTCGTCAATTTATTGACTATGTTTGGGATGCAACTGTTCTTGCAAAAGACGGACGTAGAGTTACAATGCGAGCAAATACAATGGAACTTGAAAAAGTTAACGTTGGTGAGCGTGTAATTCGTGCTGCTGCTCAAGGCAGTGGTGCATATACAAACGCTGGTGCTACTTTTTCTAAAGTAGAATTGACAACCAAAAAGATTCGTCTTGATTGGGAAGTTACATCAGAAGGTCTAGAAGATAATATTGAAGGGGCTGCTCTTGAAGATCATCTTGTTCGTTTGATGACCAACGCATTCGGTAATGATATCGAAGACTTGGCTATTAACGGAGATGGTTCAACAGGATCATTCCTTTCTATTATGGAAGGCTTTGTTAAGAAAACTACAACTAATGGAGATGCACACGATTCAGTTCTTCCAGCAGTTACAAGCGATAACTGGACAACTCCAGTTATGCAAGGCATTATCAATGCAATGCCACGTAAGTATCGTGCACTTAAGAACAATCTTAAGTTCTATGCAGGTACAGATGTTTTCCAAAGCATCGTACGTAACAACGGTACTCTTGCAGATGCTATTTCTGAGGCTTTCTCAAGCCGTAACGGTAGCACACAAGCAAATCGTCAAGACTATCTTGATGGCGTAGGACAAACATTCGGAGGAGCCCGTACCACTCGTGTACTTGGCGTTGACGTAATGGAAGTTCCTTACTACCCAGCAGATTATGTCGATCTTACTTTCCCACAGAACCGTATTTGGGGATTCCAACGGGATATTACCGTCAATCGTCAATATGTTCCAAAGAAAGATACAATTGAATACACCGTATTCGTACGTTTTGGTGTTCAAATTGAAGAAGAAGATGCAATTGCCTACAAGGACATTGCTGCTTCCTAATCATTAAGCAATTATCTAGGGCAGGGGATTCGTTCTCTGCCCTTTTTAATTAAATCTGATATAATAATAACAAAGGAGTAAAATGTCAACTGTAAAGAAAACAACTCAAGAAAAGATTGTTGAAGTAAAAGAACAAAACAGTCAGGCAGTAATCTACTCTGATAAAAACCTTTATTTTGATAAGTATGGACACATAGATCAAGGCTATAATATTGTTAAAACAGAGTTTGTTGATATATACTTACAACACAAATCAGTTAGAGAGGCCAGCGCTTTAGAACTTGCAAAGCACTATGGTATTAAATAATGCAAGTACTGAGACTTCCGCCATACCCAATCACTATTACCTATGATGTTCCAAGTGCCTATGCTGATTATTTATTAGTTATTGAAAGCCCAGACTTTACAGAAATTGAAGAAGAAGTTACCTCAAATGCCAACAAAAAAATATCTTATGTTTTAGATGACGACTACGTAAAATATGATGGATCTTATACCCTTACAATCTATGAAGCCGAAAGTGGAGCAGGCGCAGACATTGTTGTTCAAGATAGCCTTGAAATTTATAGACCATATGCTGATCCAAATGATTTAGCAACTACAGCAACTGAAATTGCAGAATATAAAAAACAAGAATTTTTAGCAAGATCTATTATTGACGCAGTTCTTGAAGAGGGATTTTATTATAAAAAGAAAATAATTGAGTATGTAGGACTTGGAACTGACTATGCACCAATTAACTATAAAAGTCATAAAGTTTTAAAAGTATATCAAGACAACATTCTTCATTATGACAGCAGTCTAGCAACCCCAGCAATTTTTGGAATTACCTTTAAGTTAAGTGATAATGGAACTGCGGTTATTAAAGATTTGCCAGGAGAAGAATATAACAGATCAGAGCAGGCTCCTTTGTTTTTACCAACTGCCCAGTCAGACTGGCTTGGACCAATCGGCTACGGCAACTCTTTTGACAACCAATCAGATTTTACTTTTGTTTTAGAAACGGGATTTAAAGTAGTTCCTCTTGACATTAAAGAAGCAACATTAATGTTAATAGATGACATTCGTTGTGGCAAACTTGATTACTATAAGAGATACGTAACTAGTTACAATACAGACCAATTTAGACTTCAATTTGATAAATCAATATTAAATGGTACTGGAAATCTTTTAGTTGATAAAATCCTTTCAAAGTATATAGCAGATTCCAGAGTTAAAATCGGAGTCTTGTAATGTCATGCGGAGCAACAGACTTTTTGTATCCAATGATTGCAGATATATACTATCCAACTATTGAGCGTGATATGTATGGCTCTGGTTTAAAGAATTGGATTTTTGACAAAAGCGTTATTGTTAATTTTACTCCAGGCGGAACTGCATTAGCAGAAGATATTAAGGCAAAGGTTTTTACAAAAAATGAAAACATGCTTATTGGAAGAATTAAAAATGACATTCGTAAATCAACAAATAAAGATAATAACTCAATTACAAACATTATTATTACAAACATAAGAAACAGTATGGATGAACTTATATATCAAGAAACTTCTGGAGAACGTTCTGGAAAAGGCACAATCTATGAAATTGCCACCTACGATCCAGTTGTAAACCCTTTCGGTACAATAGATTATTATAAGGTTGTTTTACGAAGAACAGAAAATCAAAGTGGGGCTGACTAATGCAAGTTAAATTTGATGATAAAAAATTTATGAAAAAGATGAATAATATTGTTAATTACTCTTTCGGATTTTTTGAAGGGGCACAAAAAGGAAAAACGGTATTTTTAAATAACTTAGGAAAAGACACAGTAGAAGCATTAAAGATGTTTGTTGATGCAAATGCAAAAATGGATCCAATGTCTATGCACCACGTTTATGAATGGGGCAAGGTTGGAATGGCGTCTAAAAGACTTTTTGAAGTTACACATACCGTAAGCAATCTTGGATTGTCTATTAAGTCTGATTTCAAACAATCAACATCAATTAAGCAAGGTTCTTTGGTTCCGTTCTACAACAAGGCAAGAATTATGGAGTATGGTCAACCAGTTGTGATTAAACCGAGAAACGCTTCTGTACTTTCTTTTAATGTTGGTGGAGAACAAATTTTTACAAAAAATCCAGTCAATGTTTCAAATCCTGGAGGAGACTGGGTTCAAGGTTCCTATGAAAAAACATTTGATAACTTTATGAATTATTATTTTAAACAAACATTCTTAAGGGCTTCTGGAATTTATGATCATTTAAGCAATCCACAAGTATACAAAAAGAATTTAAGGGCAGGATCAAATATTGGAAAATCAAAGGGTAGAGAAGTTGGCTATCGTTGGATTACAAACATTAATGTGGAGGTAGAGTAAAATGGCAAAAGATATAATAAACTTACCCTTTCCACCAATTTGGATAAATGCTTTTATTCAAGCAGCATTAAATGAATACGGCCTTAGTGTTTTGACAATACCATCTAACGCAGCAGCAATTGATGACTTAAGCAAAAACAGAGTGGACATACCAACGCAATATGATGATGAAGGCATTGCATTAAATACACAGCCAGACGTAATTGTTCAATATGACAGACTTATTAGGTATAGAAGAAGTGGTTTGTATCCTCTCAAGTGTGAGCAGTTGTTGTATTATGTATATTCAACTCCCAGCAAAATTTTAGATGTTAGCACAATTTTATCTCAATTACTAGATAGAGCAGATGCAGCAGCCGAAGACCTAAATAGATGGACAATGAAAAAACAAGATGGAGAAACTCCTCTTTTAGATTTATCAGTGCCTTTGATTAGAAATGTCTATTTCCATGACATAAAGGTCTACCAACTAGAAGAAGTTAGAGACCTAACAGAACTATCTTCCCTACGTGGGCTTACCTTGAATAAGTTTATTATTGAGTATGACTATCATACTATAAATGACCTAGCCCCATATTATACATAAAAAGGCTGATATAATAGTTTAGAGAAGGCACTAATAATGTCTTGATAACTTAATATAGAAAAAAAATTGAAAAAAGGAGTTAAAAATGGCATATTCACGTGGTACGTCTACAAATATTATCGTAGGTGCAGCAGCAATTTTCGTTGCAGACTACAAACTTACACCAACAGGTGCAACAGCAATTCCATCATTTGTTGCTACAGAGTCTTACAAATCTACACTTTCTGCAGACCCAGACTTTACAAATGTTGGCTATACAATGAATGGTCTTGAATTGACCTTCACACCAGATTTCGGCGAGGTAGCCGTAGATCAGGTTCTTGACGTTGCTAAACTATACAAGCAGGGAATGCAAGTTTCTCTTGCTACCGCTTTTGCCGAAGCAACATTAGAAAATTTACTTCTTGCAACCGCAGGAAAAGATGCAGCATTAACTGGAACAAAGAATACATCAGCAGGTCGTACTCTTCAACTCTCAGCAGGAGATATTGGAGAAGTACCACTTGAGCGTGGTCTTGTTGCATGTGGTCCAGGAACTGGTGATGGAGACAAGTCTGACTCAGTAGAGCGTGTATATGTTGGATATCGTGCTCTTTCAATTGAGGCAGTTACAGTTTCAGCAAAGCGTGAAGAGGCTTCTATGTTTGAAGTTTCATTCCGTATGCTTCCAGATGATTCAACAGCAACATACGGTAAGATCGTTGATCGTACCTTCTATGATGGATCTGGTACTAACTACGTCGGTGCCTAAGTAAAAAAGTAAACAATAACCCACTCTCATAACGGGAGTGGGTTTTGTTGTTTTATGCTAAAATTAACTAATGGCTACAAAAGTTTTTAAAACATCTCAAATTGTATTACTAAACAATCAAGTTCTTGAGTGCTCTCCTTTAAAGATTAAATACATGAGAGAGTTTATGGATATATTTATTGGCATGGAAAGTTCAAAAAATGATGATGAATCTATTGAAATTTTATTAGAATGTTCTAGGGTCTGCATGAAACAATACAATCCTGGTTTATTTTTAGATTTAGAAGAACATGTTGATCTTAATACCCTTTATGATATTGTTGAAATTGCAGCCGGAATTAAGATAAAGCCACAAACAACAAAAGAAGAAGAGGCGCCAATTAAAGAAATATCAAAAGGCAAAGAGAAAGATCAAGGCTGGCTTGATTTAGATTTAGCAAAATTAGAAGCAGAAGTTTTTACTTTAGGGATATGGAAAAACTATGAAGAGTTAGAGGCATCTCTTTCTATTCCAGAATTAATGCAAACCTTGTCTTCAAAAAGAGATTTAGATTATGAAGAAAAAAAGTTTTTGGCAGCAATTCAAGGAGTAGATTTAGATAAAAACAGTGAAAGTGGCAGGGGACAAAAAGAATGGGAAGACATGAAAGCAAGAGTCTTTAGTGGTGGACAAACAAGTGACGGTAATGACGTATTATCATTGCAAGGTCCTAATGCAGCAAGAGCAGGGTTTGGTATTGGAATGGGCTTAGATTATGAAGATTTAACTAAAAAATAAACGTATTCATGATATAATTGACTAACTTAACAAAAGGAGAAAGAAATGGCAGCAGCAACAAAAACAGACGAGAATGTAGTTGTTCTTATTGACGGAACAAAGGTTTCCGTTAGACCGTTAAAGATTTCACTACTTCGTCCTTTTATGAAAAAGTTTGAGGGTATTGCAGCAGTAGCAGAAGATAACGAGAAATCAATGAACATTCTTATGGAATGTGTTCAAATTGCAATGCAACAGTATAAACCTGAATTGTCAGAAGACCTAAAGGCCCTTGAGGAAAACTTAGATTTGCCTACAGTTTATAAAATTGTTGAGGCAGCGTCTGGAAATAGTCTTCCAGATGGTTCTTTACTAAATATGTAAACAAGAAGAGGTGTTATGAGTGGCTGATGTACAATCGAATATTCAAGTTAACCTTGATGCCTCTCAAGCGCTTGCACAACTAAAATCACTTCAAGCACAACTTGCTCAGTTTAATAACGCAATTGCAACAAGCAACAAAGCGGCAGCAAGGGCTCAAGCCAACTTAACAAGCAATCTTATAAATAGTGTAAATGCAACTGGAAAATTTCAAGCAAGTATTAAAGATATTAAAAGTTCTAGCGATGCCTTTACTGATTCTTTAGAGCGAAATAAATTTTCAACTCGTGAATATTTTAGGTATGCTGGTGGTGCAACCAAATCTTTTGGAAGACTTTTTAAAACAGAGTTTAACACAATTGGCAAGGTAGCAGAAGAACGTGTTAAAACAATGCAAACCCAATATATTAAAATGGGTAGAGATGCAAATGGTGCAATTAAGGCTATAGCCGTAAAACCACTTGCTTTAGACATGAATAATCTTGCTACTAAAACTGCTCTTGCAGCACAAAAACAACAATTGCTAAATCAATTATTAAAACAAGGATCGACCAATCTTTTAAATTTTGGTAAAAATACTCAGTGGGCAGGTCGCCAACTCATGGTTGGTTTCACAGTTCCACTTAGCATGTTGGCAGTTTCTGCAGGAAAAACATTTATGGCATTAGAAAAACAAGCCATTAGATTTAAACGTGTATATGGAGAAATGTTTACAACTACTGATGAAACTAATAAAGCATTAAGAGAAGTTGAATTATTAGCAAAACAGTTTACTAAGTATGGAGTTGCTGTTGAAAAAACTATGCAAATTGCAGCAGATGCTGCAGCAACAGGAAAAATGGGTGCCGATTTAATAGCACAGGTTGCAGAAGCAACAAGACTTGCAGTTCTTGGAGGAGTTGAACAAGAACAGGCATTAGAAACAACAATATCTTTAACAAATGCTTTTGGAATTGAAGCAGACAAATTAAGAAGCAAAATTGATTTTCTTAACGCTGTAGAAAACCAAACAGTTTTAAATATTGAAGATTTAACTATTGCAATTCCAAAGGCTGCCCCAGTTATTAGACAACTTGGTGGAGATGTAGAAGATCTTGCATTCTTTATGACCGCCATGAAAGAAGGTGGTATTAACGCTTCAGAAGGCGCTAACGCACTTAAGTCTGGACTTGCATCATTGATTAACCCTTCTAAAAAAGCAGCAGCATTTCTTTTAGATTTAGGCGTTAATATCAATGGAATTGTTGAATCAAACAAAGGAGACATTCAATCAACCGTTGTTGAATTTGCACAAGCACTAGATACTCTTGACCCTTTAAATAGAGCAAGAGCAATTGAACAATTATTTGGAAAATTTCAATTTTCAAGATTATCAACTTTATTTCAAAACATAACTAAAGATGGAACCCAAGCATCTAGAACATTAAAATTATCAGGGGCCTCAGTACAAGAACTTGCTATCTTATCTGAACGAGAACTTAAAAAAGTAGAAGATGCAACTGGTACAAAATTTAAGAAATCAATGGAAGATCTTAAATTAACATTAGCACCAATTGGAGAACAATTTTTAAAAGCAGTTACCCCAATAGTAGAGTTTATTGGCAAAATAATTGAAAAATTTAATGGACTTAGTGATGGAGTAAAAAGTGGAATTGTAAAATTTATTGGCCTTGTTGGTCTTGTTGGTCCTGCATTGTTAATGACATTTGGTTTAGTTGCAAACGGAGTAGCAAATATTATTAAATTATTTGTTACCCTGCGAAAAGGATTTGCAAATCTTGGTGGGCAGTCTAAAATGCTTGGCAATCAAACTCAGTATATGACATCAGAGCAAATTGAAGCAACAACAGTCGCAGCATCTTTAGATCAAGCACATTCTAGATTACGACAAACCTTTCTATTAGAAGCGCAGGCTGCAAATCAATTAACAATAGCGTATCAAAGAGGAGTGGTAGCAGCAAATAATTTTGCTAGAACAAGTCCAGGAATGATGAGACCAGGATTTACACCAAGAAAATTTAATGAAGGAGGAGTTGTTCCAGGAACTGGAAACACGGATACTGTTCCAGCAATGTTAACTCCTGGAGAGTTTGTTGTAAATAAAGAAGCAGCACAAGAAAATCGGGGATTATTACCAGCGTTAAATAAAGGTGGTTTTGCTTTACGTAGTTTAGGAACTAAAATGCTTAATGGTTATGATAGATCATTGCCAAAAATGCGTCCAGGATCAATTGAATACGCTAAAGCATTTGTTGCAAAACGAAAAGCCCAACAATCATTTCTTGGAATGCCTGCTCAAAATGTAAAAAAGGCTCAAGAAAGACAAACAAAACAAGTAGAACTTGATAAAATAGCAACCGAAACCTATAAGTCTCCTAGAGCAAAAACTATGCTAGTTACAAATCCTGGTGAAAGAGTTTCTCCTTCTACTGGACGTAGTTTCCCAAGTTCTTCTGTTGGAGGCGTTTACAGAAAACCAAATGGAGATATGGTTTTTGTTAAACCAATGGTAAGTGAAAAAGCAGCATTAGCAGAAATGAGAGCAACAGAAATTGCTAGAGATGTTCATGGTCTTGTTTCTCCACAACAAAAACTAACTTTGATTGCAGATCCAAATGACCCAACTGGACATAGAAGGTATTTTGCTTTAGAATCTAAAGTTGATCCAAGAATTGCAAACGTACCACAAGAATTTACTAAAGAACAAACAATTAAACAATTGGTTGCTTCAACTCTACGTGGCGATAAAGACTTGGCACCAGGAAATATTGGTGGAAATGTTTTAGCAGATACAGGTCCTGCTGGTGTATTTAGCAGGGCATCAGGTCCAAAAACTGAATATGCAGCAAAAATGCCATCAATGGAAGAACAAGCAATGGTCAACCTGCTCGGTGTTAGTGGTGGTGCTAGAAAGTTTTTTGCTCAATCAACATCAGGTATTGCAAAACAAATGTCTCCAGTTGAATATGACAGGTTAATGAGAAAAGAAATTAATGAAATTTTACCAAAATTAAAAACCAAAATAGGAGGCATGAATTTAACTCCAGAAGAGATTCCAGTATATGAGGCAATGATTGCCAGACTAGAGGCTGGATCAAAAGTTGATTGGTCAAAATTTCAAGCAATTCATGCTGCTGCATTAAATAAAGGCGGGTTTGTTGAAAGAGCGTTTGGCACAGATTATGATTTTGTAGATCCAAAACATTTTATAACACCTACTGTATCTGCAAGTTCGGGGGTTTCAAAAACAGTAATGATGCATTTTGAAGATGCACATCAACAACTTGATCCAAGACTATATCATAATTTTTATAACGATGACCCAACCAGTGCTAAATTTAATAATAGAATATCGTCTGGTGTTACAATTATTGGCCCAGAAGGATATAACCAATTAACTAATGCATTGAATGGGTCAAATCCTAAGATACCCCTTGGTAATATCTCAGAACCATATCCTCTAACATACAAAGATGCTGTAAAAACAAAACATGCATTACAGGCAAGAATACGTTATGACAAAATACTTTATGATAGGGCAATTTTAGAAGGAGCAAAGAAGGAAGAAATACTGAAAATAACATCAAGACAAAAATTAGCCAGAATTGCTTTAGCAGAGTTAGTTGCAGATGCAAGAACAATTGGTAAAAAGCCAACTCCAGAAAAAGCATGGAATAGCGCTATTTCCAATAGATATGGTTTAACAACTGCTGCTCTAGAAGGAGAAGACCCAACCAGAAGAGGTCAAGCAAATTCTATTTATGCAAAAAAGGTTAGAGACTTTGAACACGCAATTGCTCCACCGCCAAGAGGTTTAGGACTAAGGGGTAATGCTTTAAGAAGTCATTTACAAACAGTTGCATTAAGTGATTGGCAAGAAACTACTGATGCTTCTGGTAGAAAAGTACCCGCTCTTCTTCGTGATAAAAGTGCATCCGCCCGTGAGAAAAGTTTTGGCAGTAAACTTGCAATGGGTAGTCCAAAATCAAATCCAGGTTCTAGACTTGGTGGTATATTAGAAGAAGAAATTGCATCACGACTTACAGCAATAAGAAATGGAAGAGGTAATCAAGAAGAACATTATCAAAAAATTAGATCTTTGCTGGCTCTGTCTGGTCGTACATTTGGTCCAACAGGAAGTCTTGTACTTACTAAAGCAAGAGAGGCTTTAGCAACAAGATCTGGAATTGCTTTTGCTTTTCCATATACAACAAGAAGAAGATCATTAGGAACACCAGGTTATGGTGAACCAGAAACCGTACCAGCATTATTAACTCCAGGAGAGTTTATTGCATCTCCAGCATTAGCACAAAAAGTTGGTCCAGCATTGCAATATATAAATGCCGGTGGAAAAATTGAACAACGTTCTAATGGAACAATAGTTCCAGGAACGGGAAATAAAGATACAGTTCCAATGATTTTAAGTAAAGGATCTTTTGTTGTAAATAAAGGATCAACAGAGGAAAATAAAGGATTTTTACAAAGATTAAATAAAGGTGGATTTGTTTTACGTGGTGAAGGCAATCCGTTCGACAATGTTGGGGTATATGATCCAGATCAATTAGAAACAATTACTCCTGATATGACTCCAGAACAACGTAAGCATACTGAGCAACGTAATAGAGAAATAGCAAGACGAGTAAGAACCACTAAAGTAATAAACAAAATAGATGCTATTGTTGAGAAAACACCAATTGGAGAAAAGCATAGAGCCAAACAACAACAAGAAGAAGATAGACAAAAACAAGAAGAAGACGAAATAAAAAGAGCAAACCAAAGAGCAGTTGACGAAATAAAAGATAAGGATACAATTCAAAAAGCAGAAAAAGAATTAATTAAACACAAAAATAAAATTAAAAAAATAGATTATCAAATTGCTGAAGCAAAAAAAGCAGGAGATACTGACAGACTAGCGTCTTTAAAACGAGCAAGAGAAAATGCTGTTCAAGAAAGAAAAAATGCAGGTCAGGCAATGAATAGCGCACGTGAAACGGCAAGACTGAACAGAGAAATGAATAGTCCGCAACTGCTACCCCAAACAAACAAAGACGCAAAAAAAGATGCAAAAATGCAGAGACGAGAAAAAGGAAGACAGATTGGGCAACGTGCTGGTGGCGCAATGATGGGTGCCAGCATGGCTATGGGTGCACTAAGTATGGCTCCAGGAAAAACTGGTGAAATTGCACAAACCATCATGCCAATTGTTGGTTTAGCATCAATGGTAGCGCCTATGATTGGATCACCATTAGGAGCAGTTGTTGCCCCTCTTGCAGCATTTGGTGCTGCAGTTATTGCATTAAATGTAATATTTGATAACGCACAAGCAGCAGCATTAAAATTAGGAGAGACTACTGGGACTAGCACAAAAGCAATTAATCAATATGCACAATTTTCAAACAGAGTAACTGGATCAGAAATTCAAAACAGAAAAAGAATCGAGCAAGCCTCTGGCCTACCAATAAAACCAGGAAAAACAACATTTGGGCAAGCATATGTTCAAACCAAAGAAGGTCAAGAATCAATTGCTGCCATAGGACAAACAATAATAAATGATAAAAAGGGGGGAAGAGAAAAAGCAACTAAAGATCTTTCAGCACAATTAATTACTTCTGTTTTATCAGGAGCGCTTTCGTCAAGCGAAGCACAATCCATTGCAGCAAACATTGGGGTGCAAATGAAAGATCACACAATTGGAATGACTGTTGCAGCAGAAATTCAAGGCATATTTGGTAAAGATGGAAAAGATCTTTTAAAAGAAGGTGTTGATCTTCAGGTTAGGTTAATGGCAGATTCATCAAAAAACTTTACTAGTAAAAATTCAAATTTTGATAAATTAAACCAACAATCTGAAAAAGGCTTGTCTGCATTTGGTACTAAGACTAATGTTGGTGGAATGGTGGCAGCAGGTGCGGGTGCGGGTGCTGCAATAGGTGCAGGAATAGGTAGTTTTATACCTGTACCAGTGCTTGGTACTGCTATTGGAGCATTAGTTGGAACAGCAGTTGGTGGAATTGTCGGTGGCGTAGGAGCATTCTTTGCCAATAAGAAAAATGTTAAAAAAATGGGTGCTCTTTCTGGTGCAGCAATTGCTGATGCACAAGGAATGTTTGAACAATCTAAACAATTATTAGATGCTCATCAAGAGCAATATGAATCAAAAAGACAAGAACTTATACTTCAAAATAAAATCGGTGAGGCAACAAAATTACAATTAAAATATGAAAAAGAAAGAGCGGATCTGACAGCACAGACAAAATCTCAAAGAGAAGATTTTTCTAAAGCCTATGCAGGTTCAACAGGCACTTTTAGAGGATCTTTAGATAAAGGATACAAGAAAGCACTTAAATCCAAATATAAAGGTACGGCTGATGAAGCATATGTTGACGCAGCAATAACAGGCATGGATGATTTAAAAGATAAAACATTTACAAAAACAGATAAAAAAACTGGAAAACAGGTCACAGAAAAGATTTTGACTGATGAGGAAAGAGGAGTATTAATAGCAGAAAGTATGGGTGGAACTCTTTCTCCGCAGGCTCAAAGTGCTATTACCAATCAAATGTCAGGTCAATATCAGGCCGACGCTATTGATGTTGTAAAAAACTTTGGGGGACAAGTAGCAACTCAGGCAATAGGCGTTACTAATGCCATGAATGAGGGTCCAAATACGGCTTTGAATGAAAGAAACAAACAGGAGTTTATGTTTGAATTAAAAACAAAAGGAACTGACAAAGAAGCACAAGATTTTGCAAACTTGGTTCAAGAATTTACTCAACTTAATGGACCTATGAAGTTAGATACTGAAATGGAATTTTTCTTAAAAATGCCAGATGAAGATAAGTTAAAACTTGCAAACGATTTACAAAAAATTAAAGACACAAAAAAAGTAAAGAAAATAGAATTTTTATCAGAAGTTAAAATATCAGAAAATGCAGTCGACCAAAAATATTTACAAGGTTTAACAGATGAGCAAGCAAAAATTTATTTACAAACAATTAAAAAAGTATTAACAATAGATGTGGCAACAGTAGTAAATAGTCCAGAATTTCAAGCATGGTTGAAAGATAAAGGAAAAGAGCATAAAGGCAAAGATCCAGGATTTCAAGTTGAAAAATATGCTGAGTATATGGGCAATGTTAAAACAGAAGTAGCCAAAGCAGAAGGTATAGGTGCGCCAAAACCTCCTGGTTCTGGTGGTTCAGCAAAACGTGATGACAGATTTGATGACATGCTTAAAAAACTTAAACTCTTTCAACTAGCATCTGTAAAGGCTACTGGTGGATTAAAAGAATTAGAAAGAGTTATGAACTCAAAACCTAAAAGCGGTGGATCTGCTTGGATGAAATTTGAAGGAACTTTGGGACAAATAAGAAAACTTGCTAAAAAGAAAGTTGGCAAAAAAGAAACAGCACTTGTTGGTGGTAAACAAGTAAGTGCTGAATATCAAGATTTAATTGAAAACTTAAGTCCAGAAGAATTACAAGATCCTAAAATATTAAAAAAGTATGGACTTCAAACTGATAAAAAAGGCAAGGTTACTGGTCTTGATGAAGCAAGAGTAAATGTTATAGAAAAAGGTTTGGTTGCTGGACAAACGGGTCAACAAGTAAATGACATTGTAAAAAATTTGCAAAAACAAAAAAATATTAATGAGGCTGTAAATAAATTAAGAGTGTCTGGAATGAGATATGAAGAGGCAATAAATTTTGTTAGTACTGAAGGAATTGCTATAGCAATTAACAAAGGAGAATTTACTAAAGAACAAGTAAAAAATCTTGTTAAACTTTCTGAAGAACAAAGAAAGGCTAATTTTGAACAAAAAAGATTTACAGATGTAGCACAATTAGATGCAGCAGAATCACAAAGTAAAACACTTCAAATGGCAAGAATGTATATTGAATTACAAGAAAAAATGATTGAGAATGAATACGTTAAAGAAAAAACTATACTAGACATGCAGGAAGGAAATAACGATTATGCTTTAGAATTAATTTCACGACAAGAAGAAAAGATTAATGAATCTTATGATAAACAAATTACTGCCCTTGAAGAAATTAACAGACTCAGAGAAAAAGAAAATGAGTTAACTTCTAAAAAAATGTCAATTGCTGCTGCGCTTTCAAGTGGAGACATGTCCGCTGCAGCAACGGCAATGCAAGACTATAGAGAAGCAAGAATTGCACAAAATGCAAGAACCAGAATGGAAGCATTACAAAAAGCAAAAGAAAATGCTATTAAGAGTGTAACTTCTCCAGACGGAAAATCTAGAACTGAACTAGAAAAATTAAATCAAGACATAGAGCAAAGACGTGTAGATATAGAAAATGAAATTAGAGAAAAGAAGATTGAATTAGATAAAATTACTCAAACAAAAATGAAACTAACAAGAGATCAAATTGATTCAGCAATTTCGACAATTAATCTTGCAATTGAAGCATTAGGTCCAGAGGCTGCAAAATCATATTTAAAAAATATTTTTACTGTTTTAGACGGAAATGCTGAAACAACCCGACAGACTGTTATAAAACTTAATGGAGATTTAGATACGTTTTTAGCAAAAATGGATAAAGCAAGAGAAAAAGCAGGAAAAGATCCACTTCTAGACAACATACCAACACCAACACCATTTACACCAACACCACCAGTTGGCACACCAACTGGAAGCGGATCACTAGTTACTACTCCACCTGCCTATAATGATGACGAAGGACTTTATGCTGGTTATAATCAAGATGCTGAGACTAAAGCAACAGAAGCCTTTCTTGCTGCAGAAAAGGCTAAACAAGATGCAATCGATGTAAGTTTAGGTAGATATTTTGCTGGAATTGACAAAAAAATGCCAGAATTAAAAAAACCTACAACATCAACTAAAAACCCAGTAACAGCAATCAATTATGGCAATTATTTACATCTTCCAATCTTTAAATCAATGGGTGGATTGATTCCTAAATATATGGCATCTGGTGGATTGGCTCGTGGAACTGATACTGTTCCCGCAATGCTTACTCCTGGAGAGTTTGTAATAAATAGAAAAGCAACTCAAGAGTTTGGTCCATTACTTAGTGCTATTAATTCCCCAACATTTAAAACTCCTGAAGCAATGTCCTCTATTAAAAATCTTAGTGGATCACAAACAGAAGTAAATAATTCCAAAACCCTGTATAATTATAACCTTAGCGTTAATGTTTCTAACAGTAATGCCAATCCAAATGATATTGCACGAACAGTTATCAATCAAATTAAACAAATTGATAATCAAAGAATTAGGAGTTTATAGTGGCTACCGCAGCATATATGAGTGGAAGAAAACGCTATTCTAGACCACAAGGAATTCTTTGGTCAGAAAATCCAGGAACTTTGCAAAGCGGAATGTACGTGCCAGAAGGATTTGAAATAGGATCATATACTACAGAGACTACCAATTTAAATCAATTTTTAATTTTATCCGATCACAATCGTGGTCCTCTTCAATTTAACTCACAAAGAATTGAGCAAAGACAAAGAATGATAAATGGTAATATGAGGTCTTTTCATATTGCTGATAAAAATACTTTAAGTGTGAGTTGGCAAAACCTTCCATCAAGATCTTATTATTCTATACCAAACTGGGCTACTACTGGAGGCAGTCCTGGAACAACCGCACAGTCCCCTGAATACACCGCTGATGGGGGTGCAGGCGGAGTAGAAATGCTAGACTGGTATGAAAACCACACGGGACCATTTTGGATGTTTCTAGCCTATGACAAATTTAATAACTATGCACAAGATGGAACCTCAGCACCATATACACATTTAGAACAATATAACCAAATTGTTCAAGTTTACGTTTCTGATTTTTCATATACTGTATCTAAACGTGGACAAAGCAATCATGATCTTTGGGATATTACGGTATCACTGGAAGAGGTTTAAATGTTTGTAAATACAACATTAAAAAACCATATAGAAACTTCTCCAACAATTCAAACTCGTGCAACAATATTAGCAGAGTGGAATATGAATGTTCCAGATAATATTTTTAAATTGGGCAACTATAGAAATAGAGATACAGCCAAGGCATCTTTGTCATTTGATAAGGACGATGTTGCAAACTTATATACAGGAGCAACAGATGCAGATATTGTAGTTGATAATGGGTATGACAATGAGGATGTTCCATCACTATTTTCTAAAACCAAAGAACAATATAATATGTTTTATTCGTTAGAGGATTGTGTTAAACCTTTTCGTCCAAGATCTGGAATCAACAAAGCCCTTTACATTCCAGGAAGACATTTTCATAATTTTAATACTAACCTAATTGAAAATCAAGAATCTGCAACTTTTGCTTATGATGGCAACGGAGCACTTATTTATGAATATGAAAAAGATTCTCAGGGAAACTTTGTATATGAAAAATATGCTAATGGTGTTGTAAAAAATGATTCAAACAATTTACCTATTAAAAAAATAAAAAATATTGTAGTTAATAATTCTATTAATGGAGTCAGTTCTTTTACACAAAGACCAAGATATTATATGGCATCAAGAGATGATCAATTTAAATATTGGACTTCTTATAGAACAGAAAAAGATAACGATGCAGCCTATGTTACAAAAGAACGAGGAATATCAAAGGCATCTGCAAATAATCAATATCCAATTGAAGATGCGTCACCATTTGTAGTATATAAAGAAAATGTTCCAGCCAACAGACTTATTGTTAAAATGCAAACACATGTTGGAACTAAAAATTTAGGTCCATTTAAAACAAACACAACAAGTATTTCAGATCCACTTTATGGAAACTCCAACAAGCAGGTTCCTATTAGTTGGAGAGTAGAATACTTATCTGGAAATTCGTGGGTATCAGCAAAAACTTTTAATGCTAATTCTTTAAGAGACGATGGAACACCAGTAATTAACGAAGACGGATACGTAGAGTTATCATATGGATTAATAACTCCAATTGAATATAAAACTAAATTTATTCATGTTGAAAAAATATCTTCTACAACATTATTGCCAACACGATCAATTGATGGGTATGCTTATTTACTTGTTACATCATCAACTGACAAAGGACTTTATTATATTTGGAACAACACAACAAAAGTTTATGAAACCTTTATTCCTGAATATGGATGGAAATTAACTAATTCAGACTTAAC